CACCACCACCACCACCACCACCACCAACACCACCACCACCACCACCACCAACATCAGTTCCGTTCGCCTCGGAGCAGGTCGAGATGCTCCGAGGGCACACACGTTATTTGGCTATCGAATCTGTCGACAACTATCATGCCATAGCTAAACCTTTTATAGAACCAGTCAAGGGCGTTAAGATGCGTTTTCCACGTACTTTGGAAAACGTGTGCAAAAAAGCCCGGCAGTGTGGACCTTTAATTAGGAACATGCATCCGGTCGTCCCTGACAATGGTTATCACAATTTCGTTGCCGCTTTCAATAAGCGATGTAATTATTCCACGGATAAACGCTGGACTCCGCGTATGGTTTCAGCAGCTGCTTGTTTACAACAGCAGCTGTTGCCTGAAAATTTACCGACCATACACTGGTCAAGAGCGTTATTTGACGAATGGTTGCTAGCTTTTGGCATCGAAAAGCGTGATCGCATGGTAGCTGCTATGGAGAAGCTAGATTTTTCCTCTGTTGATGATTATCGAAATAAAGACCTTTTCACCAAGGTGGAGGCTCTTATGGTTCATAATAAACCTAATTGGGCGCCTAGAGTGATATACAAGTCTTCTGACTTGCATAATGCTTTAGCCGGGCCTATTGTCAATCAGCTTATGAAGCGATTTGACGAGGCTTGCAATCGCACCACAGGTACTTGTAAGATTCGAACATCTTACCGTAAGATCGCCACTGACTTTGTACCAGAGTTAGAGCGTGAACATGAAGATGATTATTGGCTTGAGGCTGATTTCTCAGCTAATGACAAAACGCAAACCAAAGATGTGAGCATAGTAGTAGGTTCATTTCAGAGAGCTCTTGGAGCACCAGAATGGCTGGTTCGCCTTGACATGTTATCTAACGATTACAGGGTCAAGTCCAGTCAACATGGTGTTTCGTTTAGAGCTAAGAATAGCATGCCCACGGGTTTTGCTATGACAACTTTCCGAAATTGCATACTAAATGCTTGCATTCTTAAGGCTTACGTTTTGCAAGTTAAACCTATTGATTCAGTCACAATAATCATGGGCGATGACATGATAAGCAAGTTTAGGGGTAAAGTAGCTTATGCCACTAAAGTCTACACTTCCATAGCGGCTGAGGCCAATATGGAAGCGAAAACTTTTAGACATCAGCAACTTTTCCGTGCTTCCTTTTTGTCTAAATCTTTCGTACCTAGCCACCTAGGCTTTCATCTCACTGTCCCTTTGTTGGGAAAAGCACTAGGTCGGTTTAATATGAGAGCTAATAACAATGAGGCGGTGTCCGATGCCCAATACATGGCTTACAAGTCAGTTGGTTACGCCTATGAGTTTAGATATCTACCTTTGATTAGGGACATGTTTTTGCTCAGATTTAATCACGAGTTCGTTAAAGCTGGAGTAGCCAAGGATCCTGATTCTTTATTAGGTCTTTCTTGGAATGCAAGGGCAGCTGGGGTAACCCTCAAGAATATAAAACGCAAGATCATAGTGCCTCAGGTACTTACTGATTTTGATTTTACCTGCTTTTGTTTGGAGCGTTATGGCCTTTTGGGGCTTGATGTTTCCGATGCTTTTCGTGATGTGATTTTAAATGACGCAGAGATAGATATGGACGGTGTCGTGTTCGAAAAATTAATCAGTGTAGACTGTTAATTTGGCTAGTTTCCGGACTCGTTCGGGGGCAACCGCGTGCACGCACCGTAATCCCAAAACTAAGGTTTAAAACACCGTAATTGTGAAAAGTCCCAGATACTTTCTGTACTATAACACAAAA